CAGTTAACTTAGGCAGACTTATATGGGCACTAGCATATCACAAGGTATACAATCCAAAAGAGTTTTGGCGTGCTTGTTTAAAACACTGCCAAGGATCATATGCACGTTGGGTATATCGCAACGAAGCCAAACGTGCTGGTTGGGATCTACGCGAACTAGGCTTTGACAATTGGATCACAGAAGACCCTGTTGAAAGTTTCAAACAATATGGAGCATGGAATAGTCCTGGCTTTTTGCCAAACATGGGATTACAGAACCTATTCTTGGACAAGTTTCAATTTGCAGGCATAGTTGCCGCTAGCCGAGTGTTTAAGAGTGATGTAAAAAGTTATATACACTTTATTACACTAGGTGTAGGCGAAGGTAGATATGTAGATTTGGTTGTCGACCGTCCGGTAAAGTATGCACGTCATAGTGTTATAGTTGGCGAAGGACAGATGTGGACCAAAGACAACAGTAACTATCTAAAAGTAAAACGCAAAAATGTACGTGCAATGCCTATTGATCAGTATGCCTAACCTTTTGCTTTGATACCTGCTAACATTTGTTTTAGTTTTGTGCTTTGTACATCAGCAACTATTTTTCCAGGCTCATCTTCTACAGTTGCATCCGCCGCAGGGTCACTTTGTATTGACTTTGCTTTTATTTGATCATAGATACTTGAACTTTGTTTCTTAAACTGTTGATACTCTTCATCGTCTCCTAAGTCACGTATACGCAAACTTTCAATATCAAACTCCAAGTCCACTTTCATGCCAACACCGCTTGAACTTCTAGTTTTCATTGCCTGTATTTGATATCTGCCACGTTCTCGCATAGCACGACTTGTAAATATACCAAACACATTGTCAGCAGTATTGATCTTTGAAATACCACCTGATATGTGTGAATGATCAAACTCTACTTCTTCAACTGCACTACGATTCAACTGTGAAGCAGTAACAAACAGTATGTTCAGTTCTCTTGCTAGGTTACGCAGTTCTTCACTAACATATTTGTCTTTAACAAACAAGTCGTTTGGAGATACTTTTGCACTTACTGGCATCAGCAAGTCCAAATAGTCAATACACATAAAGTCAATGCTTCTACCTTGCTTGATGCTAAGTTCTTTTACAAATGCTCTTATGTCGTTTACGTTGCTCTGTGCAGGCATGTACTTGATTTGCAATGCACCTGACTTTTTGCCCATCATCTTAACTTTCATTTCAACAGTTTCAATGTCTTTGAATAACTGTTTGCTGGGAGTGTTTGTTAACATACTATCAACACGCATAGCAGTCAAGCCTTCACTTAATTCAAGTGTAATATACACTCCACTGAGTCCTGCTTCCATCCAGTTCACTGCTAAGTTTTGCATAAACAAACTTTTACCAGATCCTGAACCTCCTGCAAATATCTGTAGTTCTCCTCTGTTGAATCCACCATATAACAGTTTGTCCAACTTAGGCCAACCTGTTGAATTCTGTCCGTTGTTGTCTTTCAGTGCCGCAAGTCTTGCACGAGGATCCTCAAAATAATCTGTGCCTAAGTCCTTTGTTAAACTTATTTGTACTGCATCCTTAATCAGTTTCTCAACTGGTGAGTACTCACCTTTTTCAAGTAAGTCTGCACTTTTTAGTATTGCACGTTCTAGTTCTGTACGCCTAGTAAATGCTTCAAATTCTCCTAAGAACCAATCTGTGTGTCCACTGTTGAGATCTGGAATCACCAACAGTTCAATACCAGTAACTGCTTTTATCTGTGCTCTATCTGGCAGTGTTTTGTGTTCATTGGCATGATCATAGATAAACTTTGCAGTTTCTCTCAAGTCTCTGTCAAAGTTTTCATCATTGTATATGTTTTGTACTCTTAAGAAACTCTGTGCATCATGCATCATCATTTCTAAGAATAACTTTTGTACGTCATAGTTATAATCAGTCATAAAACTTTCCTATCTTCAAACTTTTTCTCCAGTTTGTGTTTCTTCTTTTATCCATTTCATCAAGTTTTTTGACCCAAGAATTATCTGTTTTGTATGTTTTAAGATGATTAACAATACCACCTAGTTTCTCTATTGGCTTTAATTCTATTATAGCATGTTCGACGCTATCTGTACATAGATCTTTTGGATCAAAATTGTATGCAAACTGCCAATTGAAATCACTTGGATCTCCTTCTCTATTTGTGTTTAAATTGTCTTCAAACCATTTGTATAAAGCAGGCATTTCAAGCACGTTATAACCAGCAACTGTAACATTAAATCCAAACAATACATTGCTAGGCATATTCTGTTTGTACTGTTGTAGATTGTTCTCAACCATGCTCCATTCTCCTGGGTATCGTATATAGTTGAATGCACTACCAATTGCATCAATACTAAAGAATAACCTAACCAGGCGAGCTTTTGACCACAACTCAATTGTTCTTTTGTTCGGGTAAAGTGTGCCATTGGTGTTGTAACTTATAAAGGTATCAGCAAGTTTTCCTGTTTTGAGTAGTCTTTCAAGTACCTGTTGATGTTCTTGGTTTAACAAAGGTTCGCCACCATTGAAGTGCAACTTTTGCAGTTTAGATAAATCTAACTTATCAAGGAACGCATTGTCTGCCCTATGGTATCTTCCAATACTTGCTAACTGTTCTTTTTTAATTTTAAGTTCGACTGCCCAAAGGCTACTCCAGTTAGGAGTACACATTATACACGCACTGTTACATGCCCATGTTGCATTGTGATCAAGACTACTAAGTTCTATCACTGTGTCGTCTGTATCAAAAAATTCAATCATCCTTTGTCGCCTACTGGTTTGTCCTATACTTTCAACATACCAGCAACTATTACATTCTTTTGGCTTTTTTCCTTGATTAAATTGTTCGCGTAAATCTTGAAGATGACTATTTGTTGTAAAGTTAAAGTCTTTGGTAGGTGTTTTTTCTATAGTTGATTGACAACACGGTCCGACTTTTATATGGTCGTCGTTCCATCGATCTACAAATAGACCTTTATATATTTCTGGACAATAATTATTCATATACTTCTTTGTAACTTTTTACGAGCCATTTCAATTTTTATCTTACTACGTTCTGCACACTGATGTATCTGTTGTAGTGTTTGTGCTACACCAAAACGCACCACTGCATCATTTACATCTTTAACATCTTCAGGCCACTCAGGTATACTAACTTCAAACTTGTGTTCAACAGCGGCATCAATTATACTTAATCCTGCACGGTCCTGATCAGGTACTACTATAATTCTACGTTGCAACTGTTTTAGCAACTGTGCTTGATCTTTGCTTATGGTTTCATGCATACAAGCCAAGCCAGATATACTCAGTGCATCAAATATACCTTCAACAACTATTGCACTGGTCCAGTCAGACTTTTGTAAATCATAACCAAACACATATCCTGGTTGCTGACTGTTTATAAACTTTGGCGTACGATTGTCCAAGTAACGTGATGTATGTCCTACTATCCTGTTCTTGTATGTGTATGGTATAACAATCCTATCTCTTGGTCCTCGTTTTTTATCTACTAGAAACGGATATCCAAATACCATGCCACGTTTCTTTAGGTATTCAACATAGTGAAAGTGCTCTCGATTGTTTTCATCTATGCGTTCAACACCTGTGGGTATTTCTTGTTCTTCAAAGTCAATCTGCTTTTGTTTAATTGTATTACGTTCAGCAGTTAAATCTAATAAACTTTTACGTTTCAGACTTTCTAAGTTGAGTCTTTCAATGTCAGTTGGATCAACACCTAGCCATTCAAGCAACTTACGTGCTTTGTAACCAACACTACGCCCTGCCGTAAAACTTGCAGTAAAGCCACAGTTGAAACAGTGATAACTCCAGTCATCTTCTGCTTGTTTTATACCACCACGCAGACGTCGATCCTGTGACTCGCCTTTGTGTACACAACAAGGTGCATTAAAACTTATCCAACCAGAACTTGTATTTTTCCGCTTCTGTGGAATGTAACTTAATAGATCGATCATTATGCTAGTATATTAGCACAATCTATGTGATTAATCAAGTGTTTAGATATAATTTCATGTCCGGTTTCATTTGGATGATTATGAGGATAAAGATGTTCTGGTTTAAGTATTTCTCGAAAACTGCTCTTTCCGTTAACCACGTCACTGTTTTCAAATGGATTTACCAAACAATTAAAAATAATTACATGAGGCAAAGTACTGAAAGCACGAACAGTTTCCCAATGATTGTATTCTGCCCAATCTCTGTCATAACAATGGGTTGTCCAAAGTTTGTCTAGTTTGTACCAAATTGGATTTATGGTTTTATCATCTACTTTTAACCATACATTGTGAACATGCTTGTTCCATGGACGTTCTGGTTGGTTAAAGTTAAAATTATATAGTGAATCTTTTTCAACTGCGTTGTACCAACTTCTACGGTCACTGTTTGTAAGACCAACAACATAGAGTGTTTCGTCTGTGTCTTGTTTATTTTTGAGATGCCAATAGAGTACCCATCGCATGCTTTCTAAACTAGCACCAGGATAACCACAGTTATCAAGTTCCAATCCGTAGTGTTTTGCAACTAGTCCAGGATAACTTTTTTCAAGTCTTGTTGATTCAGGTAGTTCATCGCCATAGGTCCAACTACAACCAATGGCTCTTAAACGTTTTATACGCAAGAGTTCTCCTAGCGATAGGTTATCTGTGTAATTTCACCGTTGTCTATAATAACGGTAGGTGCAGTTATATATCCTTGTCCGCCATTGGTGAGTGTAATAGTGCCTAACTTGCCGCCGTCCACAGTGGTGGTTGCAGTTGCTCCTGTGCCTAATCCTTCGAGTTTCACACGTGGATTGCCAGGTCCATACCATTCACTGCCTGATCCGTTGCTTGAGATTGTGGTCACTGCTCCATTTTGAACTTGTGCAGTTGCATTACCGCTTATTCCATACTGATTAAGTTCAAGCCGCAACCAATTGTGCCTGCCATCAACATTTATGTAGGTTCGTGCGTTTTGATTTGTATACTGTATTTGCGATCCAACATCATACCAGTCTGGACCAATTTGATTTTCACTGGCTTGTACCTTAACATTGCCTGAGAAATTATCAAAATCTAACTGTAACGTAGTCAGTGTATTGTCCGCAGTATAAATTGCACTGGTGTGTACTCTATTGCCGTTGGATTGTGCTGGTTGATCAATAGGAGCGGGCAACATCATGATTTTACTTTCAACAAAATCTGGATAAACACTATCAACTATTTCGACCTGTCCTCTTCCTGCACTGTACGCATCAGTAAATACTGCTTCGTATAGGTTTCCGCTTGCACGTTCCAAACTCCAAGTTGCAGTTTGCTCGTTTATTAGATCTAATTTTTCACTGTTAAGTGTTACTTTTGCTCTTCCATATGTGCTACTTAGATGTACTAGATCTTCAGCAATTAACAATTCATCCCCATTGGTACTCATCATTCTAAAAGTAATTGTGCTTCCTGAGATGTTAACAGGTTTTTGATCTTGGTTTATAAATTCAAACAATATGACGTTATCAACTCCTCTGTTGACTTTTAATTTTTTTGCATACACTGGTTGCCATCTCCTTTGAAAGTACGCACCGCTGGTGTCGGGTAATAACACCTGTTGCTTTTGTTGATATAAATATACGGTGGTAGAATACATTAATTAAACTCCAATTACAAGGTATTTATGGGCGTAGAGCTATTCGAAAAGATTGCAGAACGATATCCATTCATTACATTTTGCACCTATGCAGGTAATGAGTACGTTGGTGTAATACAAAATAGAGACGATCAAATAACAACAATCTACGATTTTGGCGGAATAGTTGAAGATCAACTTAAACGTAATTTTTTAGAACTTGCAAATCAATGGTGGTGGGAATCTAACCGCAGTATACCAATAAACATATTCTTAAAACATGATTGGGAACAATTCAAGCCTTACCTTAAAACTTTTATAAACAAAGATTTAGAAATAATTCTTGGCCCTTCAACTAGTTTACAAGAATTAAGTAGAAAAAAAATTAAACGTAGAAGTATTACTCTTGTTCGCAAAGTAGATTGATATGCAATGCTACCAGGCGTGCATAACTTACTGCATGTGACTTTTTAAATACAAATCCAGTGGTATCGTCACCATCCCATACAGTTGCAAATACTTCCTGCCAAGGTCGACGTTGTAGATGTGCTTTTCCTGGACGTATAATACTGATGAATGCTGCCATGCGTGGTATACTGTCTGGTTGCATAGCACAAATAAGATCATGATAGTTTCCAATATGCACTATACGTTCACAAAAACTTTTGTTGTTCAATCTGTGCCATTCAGGCTCTTTGGCTAACATAGCATCATAGTGTGCTTGATCTCGAATCAGTGTGTACACACTTTGATTTAGCAAATCTAGTTTAAAGTAACCACGTTGTTCAGCATATTCATAGTCTATACTTGCACAACCATTTGGTGCATCAACAGGAATTGGTGTAACATAAACGCCACTGTTGTGTTTACGTCCTTGAGCATTTTGACGTGCAGGTGTACATTGAATTAAGTCAATAATCTGTTGTCTGTCGGCAAAATCTATGTCAACGTCTGCACTCATTTGCTTATATAATGTCCTATGTTTACAAATTCAGCAATCGCAAATACAATTGCGGCCATTACAAAATTTCCAGTAAGCAATGCATAGCAAGCGCCAATACGTATTGCACTTTTAAGAAACATCATGTAAAATTGTGGATCTTTGGATTTTTGGATTTTTTCTACTTGTTG